TTCCTGACTAAATAATTCTGCACCGCTAGGCAGATTTTTTCCTCTTGCCATACTTAATAAATTATTAACCATGCCAGCTGCTGACGAAACTGAAGTAGCTAGTGAAGCAATGCCGCCAAGGCCACCACTGGATAATCCTAACTTGTTCAAACTTGCACCAATTGCTGCGCCAGCATTACTTATTGATCCTGCTGCGCCACCTAACTGGCCTGCAATACCACCTAATGCTCCGGTAGCGTTTGACGCTAGACTTTGTATAGTGCTGCTAACTCCACCTAAGGCACCTGTAATACCGCCAAGTGCGCCGGTAGCTTGTCCTAATGCTCCTTTAGCGTCATTCAAAAAAGTATTAGCCGACGCTGTCATGCCGTTTAAACCGCTGCCAATTTCGCCGCTTAAACGACCAACAGTTGAGTCTAGGTTAGATTTTAAAGCAGCAAAATTATCACTTTTTAGTGCGCCGCTGGCAGCATCTGCTGCTGCACTAACTTGAGACGACACGCTGGAAACTAATTTTGCCAAAGGGTTAATAGATAGTGACATTTTGAATGATTATTCCTTGTATACTCTATTTATTCTTGACAAAATATGCTATTATATTAACTACTGGAGAATTCTATAACAATGACAATAATGCCCACTCAACCTCCCAAGATCAAGTATCTTACTAATAAGGATTTACTAAAAGAAATTCATCTAAGTAAAAACACCTATTGTTCCTATACTGATCCTGCATATGGAGATTATGATCTAATAATTTCAAATTTATCTAAAATTAATATTAGGTCAATTGCCGATGCTAAACGTAGCAGAGCAATAAAAATAGGTAAAAAAAATCACGAAATTGCACAGTCAGGCGGAAAGAAAATTCCAGCTAAAGAATTTGAAGTTGACTACAAAACTATTAAAAAAACTGACGTTGTTTTTAGGGTTATGACCTTTGATCACATACCGTTGGCTCCTGGTCGCAAAAAGACTTTGAAAAATACCGCAGACAGTCACGACAAGGTGAATTTTCCTCCGTTCCAACATTGGAAGTTTGATGACAATAACAATCTTATATGTGTAGGTAAAAGTCATTGGAAGGGAGATTTAGACACTGGCTCATTTAACAAAGAACATGGTCAGATGACTAACAATCTAGCTCGTATGTTTTTAAAACTCTGCGAGCGATATGCCACAAGAGGAAACGTTCGCGGGTATACTTACAATGATGAAATGCGTGGGCAGGCTATTCTCCAGTTGACACAAATTGGTCTACAGTTTGACGAATCGAAATCAGATAATCCGTTTGCCTATTATACTGCCGCAGTGACTAACAGTTTTGTTAGAATTATCAATATTGAAAAACGCAATCAAAATATTCGAGATGACATTTTAGAAATAAACGGAATGAATCCAAGTTGGACTAGACAGAACGCTGCGGGCAAAGGTGGGGCTAGTTATGGTCCGGTTAGTACTACTCCGGTGGACGGCGGTGATTGGGATTGATCTCACCTTGTTTACCTGTTATAATAACTAAGGAGATCCTATGTCACTATTTAAAAAAGTAGCCTGTTTTACCGATATTCATTTTGGTCTAAAGTCTGGTAGTCGTACACATAATCAAGATTGTGAAGATTTTGTTTCTTGGTTCTGTGAGACTGCTAAAAAAGAAGGTTGTGAAACTGCAATCTTTCTAGGCGATTGGCATCATAATCGTAGTACTACCGATGTTAGTACTATGAACTATACTGTGTCCAACTTAGAAAAACTAAGTCAGTCGTTTGAAAAAGTCTATTTTATTCTAGGCAATCACGACTTGTTCTACAAGGACAAGCGTGAGATTAACTCTGTTGAATTTATGCGACTGTTTCCAAATGTAGTTCCTATTAAGGAAACGTTGACAGAAGGCGATGTCACTATTATGCCTTGGTTGGTAGCTGACGAGTGGAAAAACATTCCCAATATCAAAAGCAAGTATTTGTTTGGACATTTAGAATTGCCCAGCTTTTACATGAATGCTATGGTGCAAATGCCAGATCACGGACAAGTACAAAGTAGCCATTTTGTTAACCAAGAATATGTGTTTACTGGTCACTTTCACAAGCGTCAACACAATAGAAACATACATTATATTGGCAATGCGTTTCCGCACAATTATGCAGATGCAGGCGATGATGATCGAGGTATGATGATGTTAGAGTGGGGAGGTACGCCGGAGTTTAAAACATGGCCAGGGCAACCTGTATACAGAACATTTAAATTGAGTCAGATCATTGACAAACCCGACGACCTGCTGAAAGAAAAAATGCATTGCCGCGTCACAATCGATTTGCCAATTAGTTTTGAAGAAGCTAATTTTATTAAAGAAACATTTGTTCCTCAATACAATCTTCGAGAACTTATGTTAATACCAGAAAAGGTAGAAGTAGATGCACAATCTACTCCAATTGATATCAATTTTGAAAGTGTTGACACTATTGTTATGAATCAAATCAATGCCATCGACAGCGATGCATTTGACAAAGCTCTTCTATTAGACATTTATAATAACCTATGATAAAGATTAAAGATTTAACCGTTAGAAATTTTATGAGCGTTGGAGCTCAAACGCAGGCTATTACATTTGACAAAGGCCAGTTAACCCTTGTACTAGGTGAAAATCTAGATCTAGGTGGCGATGACAGCGGTGCTCGTAATGGTACTGGTAAAACTACAATCATCAATGGTCTCAGCTATGCTATCTACGGCAATGCTCTAACTAATATTAAAAAAGATAACCTTGTTAACAAAATTAACAACAAGGGTATGTTATGTACAGTTAGTTTTGAAAAAGACGGTGTTGATTATCACATTGAGAGAGGTCGTAAACCTAATGTCCTAAAGTTTAGTGTTAACGGACACGAACAATCTTCATTAGAAACTGATGAAGCTCAAGGCGATAGTAGAGAAACACAAAAGGCTATTGAAGAAGTTTTTGGTATGACTCACGATATGTTTAAACATCTTGTGGCTTTGAATACCTACACTGAACCTTTCTTGTCAATGAAGGCAGCTGACCAACGTGCTATTATCGAACAGTTGTTAGGTATTACACAATTAAGTGAAAAAGCCGAAGCATTAAAAGAACAAATTAAAAATAGCAAAGACTCTATTGCTACAGAAAATACAAAAATTGAAACAATTAAAGTGTCTAATGATCGAATTCAACAGAGTATTGAATCGTTAGAACGCAAACAACGGTTATGGGAAGAACAACACGAAACAGCTCTTGCCAATTTAACCAAAGCAATAGAAAAACTATTAGATATTAACATCGACGAAGAAATTGCCAATCAACGATCGTTAATTGAATGGACAAAAAGCAAAAAAGAACGAGATAGTCTAACTGCTTTGATTGCTAAACAAACTAGTACTCTAGAACGAGAGCAAAAAAATCTAGACAAGTTAGAGCGAGAGTTAACAACTCTAGCAGATCATAAATGTCATAGTTGTGGTCAAGACATTCACGATGTCAAACACGACGAGATGATGACTGCCAAAGTTAAACAGGTTGAAGAAAGTCACGGACATATTAAAACATACAGTGAAGAACTAAGCGAACTCAACGAGGCGATTAGTTTAATTGGTGAACTAGGTGCGTGTCCAAGTGTAATTTACGACAATTTAGAGCAAGCACTAAATCATAAAAATACTCTTAGCGGATTAGAACGTGATCTAGAAGTAAAGGTCGCTGAAAATAATCCCTACATTGAACAGATCGACGAATTACGCAACACAGCGGTACAAGAAATTAATTTTGATAATGTAAACACATTGGTTAGGATTAAAGAACACCAAGAATTTTTACATAAACTGTTGACTAATAAAGATTCGTTTATTCGCAAGCGTATCATTGATCAAAACTTAGCCTATTTGAATCAAAGATTGACCTATTATCTCGATCGCATTGGACTTCCACATACAGTTGAATTTCAGAACGACCTTACTGTTATTATTACCCAGTTAGGTCAAGACTTAGACTTTGACAATCTGTCACGCGGTGAACGCAATCGATTGATATTATCGATGTCATGGGCATTCCGCGATGTATGGGAAAACCTATATCAAGCTATTAACCTACTATTCATTGACGAACTAGTAGACAGCGGTATGGATGCAAGTGGTGTTGAAAGTAGTATTGCTGTTCTTAAGAAGATGACTCGTGAACGCAACAAAAATGTGTTCTTGATTTCACATAGAGACGATTTAACCAGCCGTGTTAATCATGTTCTTAAGGTGATCAAAGAAAACGGATTTACTAGTTATTCAACAGATGTGGAGATTGTTGATTGACTACAGAAAGCCACGACAAAATGATTGCTGCTTTTCAGGAATATTTTAAGTGGCAGGAACGATTTGAATATAAAGGCTCAGACGAAGCAGGCATTAAGGCACGATATTGGCTAAGTGAAATACGCAACGAAGCAAGCACCCGCAGGGTAGAAATACAGGCAAAGCGTGAAGAACGCAAAAGATCCAGAAAAGGCATGATAGGAAGGCCCAAGACAATAACTAAGTGAATGTCATGGTATTATGAAAATCAGTTAATAGAAGAGCTACCCGAAACTTGCGTAGGATTCGTTTATCTTATTACTAATAATATTACTGGCAGGAAATACATAGGCAAAAAACTAGCCAAATTCTCAAAAACTAGCTACAAAACAGTAAAACTCAAAAACGGCAACAAGAAGAAAAAGAAGATACGTTCTAAAATAGACAGCGATTGGCGTGATTATTACGGGTCAAACGTTGAATTAAGCAAGGATGTGGAACAATTAGGCAAAGAAAATTTCCGTAGAGACATATTATTTTACTGTACATCCAAGGCGCAATGCTCTTACATAGAAGCTAGAGAACAATTTAATCACAAAGTTTTAGAATCAAAAGACTATTATAACGGTCAGATATCTGTCCGTGTACATGGCTCACATATACTCAAAGGCTAATAAATCTA